CCGACAAGGGCGGCCGTCTGGTGTTCGTCGGCCGTGGCGGCGCGCTCACGGGCCGTGGTGCGCACCTGCTGCTGATCGACGATCTGTTCAAGGACCACGAGGAAGCGCGCTCGCAGGCGATCCGCGACCAGGCGTGGAACTGGTTTACGAAGGTCGCCATGACCCGCCGCATGGGTAAGCGGCTCGTCATCGTAACGATGACGCGCTGGCACTCCGACGACGTCATTGGCCGGCTCACGGACCCCGAGAACCCGCACTACAACGAGATCGAAGCCAAGAAGTGGCAGATCATCCGGCTGCCTGCGATCGCCGAGGACGACGACCCACTCGGGCGGGCGCCGGGCGTGCCGCTGTGGCCGGAACGCTACGACCTCGAGTTCCTGCACAGCCAGATGCGGCTCGACCCGCTCGGCTTTGCCGCGCTCTATCAGCAGCGCCCGACCGTGGCCGACGGCGTGCTGTTCCGGCGCGAGAACATTCAGTACTACCGGCCGGCGGACCTGCCCGAGACGCTGCGGATCTACTGCGCCTCCGACCACGCGGTCGGCACCGGCCAGCGCAACGACCCCTCGTGCTTCGTCAAGGTCGGCGTCGACGCCCAGAACAACATCTACGTGCTCGACGTGTTCTGGCAGAAGGTGCCGACCGACCGCGCCGTCGAGGCGATGCTCGCGATGGCCGGCGGCGAGCGCAAGCCGCTGCTCTGGTGGGCCGAGCGCGGCCACATCAGCAAGTCGATTGGCCCGTTCTTGTACAAGCGGATGGCCGAGACGGGCACGTTCATCAACCTCGTCGAGGTCACCCCGGCCACCGACAAGGAGCAGCGGGCGCAGTCGATCGCCGCGCGCGTGGCGATGGGCAAGGTGTTCTTCCCGAGCGGGGCTTTCTGGGTGGAAAAGGCCATCAGCGAGATGCTCGCCTTCCCGAACGGTAATCACGACGACTTCGTCGACGCGCTCGCCTATATTGGCCTCGGCTTGGGCGCGCAGCACGGCGCGACCGTGAAGCCGAAGCGCGAAGAGCCGAGGTTCGGCACGCTCGGCTGGGTCAAATTGCACGACAAATGGCGCGCGGAACAAGACGCAGCGCGTCAGCACGGAGGCTTCTGATGCAGGACATGCTCGACGGCGAGATCGAAACCGGCGACGACAGCGCCGCGCTCGCCACGGCGCCCGCGCCGCAGCGCAGCGAGGAAGACCGGCCGCCCGAGGACATTCGTCGGCTTGTGCAGCGCCTCCAGAAGAGCATCCGCGCCGACAAGAAGTACCATGAGAAGGCTTTCGACCGGATGCGCCGCGACATGTTCGTCGCGACGCATGGCCGCGACCCCGCGTGGAACAACGACAACTACAAGGCCAACATCGCCGGCCGGCATGTGCGCATGAAGACCAACGCGCTCTACGCCAAGAACCCGCAGTTCGTCGCCCGGCGCAAGCAGCGCATCGAATACAAGATCTGGAACGGCGACCAGCAGCAGCTTTTGCTGGCCATGCAGCAGATCCAGCAGGCCGCCGTCATGCAGGCGCAGCCGCCCGCGGTCGACGAGATGGGCATGCCGGTCCAGCCGACGCTGCCGCCCGGGTTCGCCGAGGCGCAGGCCCTCATCGCCGATTTTCAGCAGGGCTATGCGCGCGAGCAGCAACTCAAGAAGTTCGGCCAGACGCTCGAAGTCCTCATGGACAACGCGGCGAAGGAGCAGAACCCGCTCGACCTCAAGACGGCCATGAAGCAGCTTGTGCGCCGCGCCTGCACCACCGGCGTCGGCTATGTCGAGATCGACTTCCAGCGCGAGATGGGGCCGGCGAACGAGACGGTTGCGAAGCTGAACGACGCCCGCACGCGCCTGGCGCATCTCCAGCGGCTTCAAGAGGACGCCGACGAGGGCGACATCACCGAACTCGACGCCGAGATGGCCGAGCTCGCGCTGTCGCTCGAGGCGCTGATGCAGGAGCCCGAAATCGTGCTGCGCGAGGGCCTCGTCTACGACTACCCGGCCAGCACCAAGGTCATCCCCGACCGGGTGTGCAAGAGCCTCGTCGGCTTTGTCGGCGCCAACCACCTGACGATCGAGCGCACCTACACGGTCGACGAGGTGCGGGAGATTTTCGGCGTCGACGTCACGGGCGCGTTCACGCCCTACACCGAGGCGGGCCGCCGCGGCGACGGCGTCAACCGCGACATGGCCGAGGCCGACGACGGGCAGGGAGAACTGCCTCTCGACGCGAAGTCGCAGGCCAGCAAAGAGCAGTTCGTGTGCGTCTGGAAGTACTACGACAAGCCGTCGGGCCTCGTGTACTGGCTCGCCGACGGGCACGACGCGCCGCTGCGCCCACCGGCACCCCCGGCCGTGTTCGTGCCGGATTTCTGGCCCGTCTACGCGCTCACGTTCAACGCCGTCGAAAGCGAGAATGAACTGTTTCCGCCGAGCGACGTCACGCTGCTGCTCGACCAGCAGCGCGAGATCAACCGCTCTCGCCAAGGCCAGCGCGAGCACCGCGAGGCCGCGCGACCGCGCTGGGTTTACGCCCGTGGCGCCGTGGACGAGGCCGACCTGCCGCAACTGAAGTCGGCCAAGCCCTTCGATGCTGTCGGGCTGAACATCGCCCCGGGCCAGAAGGTCGCCGACATCTTCGACGCCATCAAGGTTCCCGGCGTCGATCCGAACCTGTACGAGACCAACCAGTTCTTCACCGACATGCAGTTGACGGTCGGGACATCGCCGGCGCGCCTCGGCGGCCTCGCCAAGGCCACCGCCACGGAGAGCGCGATCGCCGAGAGTTCGGCCAGCGAGGACGACCAGAGCGGCATCGACGACCTCGATGCGTTCCTGACGGCCGTCGCCCGCGCGTCCAGCCAGATCTTGATGCGCGAGATGACGCCAGAGCAGGTCGTGCGCATCTGCGGGCCCGGCGCGGTCTGGCCGGGGCTGATGGACGAAACGGGCATGGCGCCGGCGTTCCCGGCGCTGTCCGATCTCGACATCATCAACGAGGTCTGGCTTGAGATCCAAGCCGGGTCGAGCGGCAAGCCCAACCAGGCGATCGAGATCCGCAACTGGAAGGAAATGCTCCCTTTCTTACTCCAGATGGGCTCGATCCCGCCGACGTGGCTTGCCCGCGAGACGATCCGGCGCCTCGACGACCGCATCGACCTCAACGAGGCCGTCGTGGCCGGTATCCCGGCCATCGTGGCCATGAACCGCGCGGCAGGCGGCGCCGGCGGGCCTCCGGGCACCGGAGACGCCCAGACCGACCCCGCCCAGCAGGGCGACAAAGGCGGCGACAAAGCGCCGCCCCCGGGTGGACCCACGGGCTCGGGCCCGGCATTCGGCAGCAATCAGGTGTAGGCATTCCGTTGATACGTCGGCCTACGCCAGCTACAATCCCGACACCGAGAGGAGAACTCTATGGATTTGGACGATAAACAGGGCGCGGACTCGTCCTCCGCGCTGCCGGTCGACAAGACCCTGGACGGCCCCGATCGGGACACGGTCATCAAAGATGAGCCGGCCCCCAAGGCAGAAAGCGCGAAATCGTCCGACGCGCCAGGCGACAATGACGCCCCGAAGCTGACCTCCATCGTCCGCGACGTTGTCGCGGCGAAGAAGGCGCCGGCGGCGGCTACGGCTTCGCCAGCCGACGGGTCGAACCAAGATCCGAAACCGGAGAAGGCTCCCAAGGAACCGGACGACGCCGATTACACCGACGTCCCGTTCCATCGGCACCCGCGCTTCCAGCACCTCCTGCGCAAGGCGAAAAGCCACGAGCAGGACGCGACCCGGTACAGGAACGTCGAGACGTTTCTGAACAACAACGGGATCGGGCCGGAAGAAGCGGCGGACGCTCTTGTCGTGGCAGGGTTGCTCAAGACCAACCCTGTCGAGGCGTGGAAGCGGCTGAAGCCCATCGTGCAGAACCTGTTGGTCGCTGCCGGTGAGCTCGTGCCCGAGGACATGGCGCCGCGCGTGCAGAACGGAGAGTTGAGCCGGGAAGCCGCCATCGAGATCGCCCGCGCTCGCGCGCTGGCGGAATCGACGCAGCGTCAGATGACGTTCTCGCAGCAGCAGGCGCAGGCGCGTGAAGCGCAGGCTCAAGCCGCCGCGATCCAGAACGCCGCCGTGACGTGGGAAGCCGATCGCCAAGCCAAGGATCCGAACTTCGACGCCAAGATGAAGCTTCTGCGGGCCGAGGTCATCGACTTGCAGCGGGCAGAGGGCGTCCCGAACACCCCCGAGGGTGTCAGGGCGCAGTTGGACCGGGCCTACAAGGCCGTGGTCCTTCCGGCGGCAGCCCCGCCGCCCGCGCCGCCGCAGCCGAAACGCCCCGTCCCGCCGGGCACCACGAGTAACGTCTCGGCCGCTGCGGAGGACACGCTGTCGCTCATCCGCGCGACGCGCGCCCGCATGCGGGCGGCCGGGTAACCGTACAGGGTCAATCTCATGTCTTTCACCGCTGACGAAATCGCAAACATCAACAACGCTGTCCTCGAGACGTTCATCGACAAGGGGACGGTCTTCAAGCAGTTCGTCGCCAACAAGCCCATGCTGGACGCCTTCAATTCGGCGGCCGGCCGCTTCACCGGCGGCAAGGACAACGTGTCCTTTGCCGTCAAGGCCGGGCAGGGCGGCGGCACGCTCCAGGGCTACACGCACGACGATCAGGTCGGGTACTACAACCCGACGGGCATCAAGCGTGCGCGCTTCCCGTGGAAGGAGCACCACATCGGCATGGTGGTGACGCACTCCGAACTGAAGGTCGACGGCATCGACATCAGCAGCGACAGCAACTCGACCTCGAGCATGGACGGTCGCGAGGAGCAGGCTTTGGCCAACCTCCTCGAAGAGAAGATGGACACGCTCGGCGAGGACTACGCGGCCTCGCTCGACACGCTGGTCCACGGTGACGGCACGTCGGACACGAAGGCTCTTGCGGGCATCCGCTCGCTGATCCTCGACAACCCGGCCACCGGCACGACCGGCGGCATCGGCCGCGTGGCCAACTCGTGGTGGCGCAACCGCGCCCGCACGGCGACGGCCGCGGCCGGCAACATCACCTCGTCCACCGCGGACGGCGGCGCGCTCATCGCCGTCCTCGAGACCGAGTACCGTCAACTGTCGCGCTACAAGCAGGGT